CTTCACTAGCTTCACCAGTACCTAATACAGCTGCGATATTCTCCATAGCCTTTTCTAACGTAACCGGAGCCTGGACAGTCTTTTGATGCTGACCAATTGGTGTAGTCCAGTAATCAACATCGCCTTCTTTGATGTCCTGTGGCGCTGGCTTAACTTCTGCCTGCTTAACTACCTTCGCCATGTCCTGCTTGGTTGGCTTCTTTTGAGTTTCAAGTACGAGGCTTAATGCACGTCCGATTGCGCTGCTTGAAGTATCTTCGACATACCACTTACGCATGCCTGCGTTAAACGTAGAAGCATCTCCGAAAGCGTAATCAACGCCTGCAGGCAATGTATCGCTAGCATTACGATAAACCTGCGCTGATACGAGGACAATGCCCTTCTCAGGGTTGAACTGGATAACATCGGTGACAATCCTTCCTTCTGGATAAGCCTTCTGAAAGCGCAGGACTCTAGCTGCAACATCCTCGTAATCATCTAGGTTAAACATAAAGCTCATTCTCCTCTGTTTGTAGTTGCCCAGCGATTGCTAGATAACTGGCTCCATCGATCCATGAATCAACTCTAGAGCCATCTTCGATTGTCCTGGCGATTTTGACCAGCGATAGGATAACTGCGACTTGGTAATCTTCCACTGGCATTTCAAGGTAGGCACTGATAAGTCGTGCTGCTCGTGCCATATTGTCACTTGGGTGACCGTAAGCGAGTCCTCTGTCCGAGTATAGATCGGTGGCAGAACTAAGTATCTCTGCATGCTTCATCGCTCAGCTCTTACTTGGCTACGGCCTACGTTGATTCCTCGGCGATAGCCTAACTCAAAGCCTCGCTCATAACTGTTCCGTGTGATTTCGCTGAAGATAAATCCAACTACTAAAACAACAGCTGAGATAATCGCTAACTGTGTTGTGATTTCCATGATTGCTCCCTTGTACCAAGGCCCTTGCTTGGTTACAGGATTAGTGTTGCATACCAGTCAGACTTAATACCTGACATTTTGGTAACAATTAGATAACGATTATTGGTACAACTTCCCGTACAAGGTGAATGAACCATCCTTGTTGATAGGCACCAGCATGGGTGATACATGATCTCCATGAGTCTCTATGACTGCTACCGACATCTGCCAGTTAGCCGCTCCTGCCTTCAAATAAGAGGCTTTCTTCTTATCCATGACATTTCCTGCCTCTAAGCCCCAAAGTGTCCTGTATGAGGCTCCTATGCCCTCTGTGAACGCTGAAATTCCAGCACGATGCGTGTGTCCACAGACAACACTTTTGCCAAATTTACGGCTTAGGCCCAATGCGGTGAGCCCGGCGTTACTATTCATTGAACCCTCATCGCCATGCACTAAAACCCATCCTTTATGGAACTCAAAGGGCTTCTTATGAAAACGTATCCCCAACTCATTGAAGCCCATAAAACGGGAGTATTCGAGTTCAGGAAGTCCGATGAGACTAGGAGCTCCTCTAACGAGAGTGTGGTAAAGACGGTCGGTATGGTTGGATCTAGTGATATCGGTCGTGCCAAGTTCCCAGAGGATGTCCTGAGCCAGACTTCTATCGGCATCTAATTGCCCTTCATATTCAAGGTGTGTTCCCTTGGCCCATTTTGATTGGCTTTGCATATCTAGTTCATCGCCTGTATTTAATACGAGGTCGAACTTCTCTCGGCGAACTAGCTTGATGAGGTTGCGCACGGCCGCCTCATGGTGGAACGGTATTTGAAGGTCACTGATGACCAAGTACCTTTTTTTAGTCATCATCCTCATCTTCGTAATCGCCGAACCTGTTTGGGTCGACTGGGTCTGGCAGAATCCAACCTGGATAAGATTGCTTGTCTGTGACCATGAATAGGGCTATGGACTCAGTAAATCCAGCCTTACGCAAAGCCTTCCAGTATTCATGCAATGCTATGCAGTAAGCATCCAAGGCTGAATAGTCTTGGTCTTGTAATGCTTTGGTTGCTTTTCTTGCCATGTGAGAATTGTTACCTCTCTAGGATTGAAAGAATAGTATCGACACGCGCTTCAAGCCTTGTGACTTGGTCGCGTAAGGATGAGCCACTATTAGGCTTTAGTTCTGCGAGGTAATGCTTTACTAACCACCGCACCGAGCCAATAAAGGAACCAATAACGGTCGTCGCTGCAACTGCAAGAGCTGCCATGTCCACCGCACTCATTACTCTTTGGAGGCTGCAACTGTTTTTTTGTTCTCTACGCGCTGTGTGTATTCACCGAGACCAAGTGAGGATAGGACAAAGATAACTGCTGCATCTGCATTGATGTCAGGGCTAAGGGCAGTAATCACCAGTACTACGGTTGATGATACCCATGCTGAGACTCGTGCTGGATGTGCGTGGATGAGTTCTTTAATCTTCTTCACTTACTCTCCTAGTTTGTTTAGTTCTTCTTGGTGTACTGTGATTGCATTGTCAAGGATTGCTAGGGCATCGTCAGCTGCTTGAATAGCCTCTGGGTTGCCTGCTGAGACTTCCTTGTTCAATGTGTGTTGATATGCCTCTGAAGCAAATTGTGCTATGCGCTGTTCAAGAATTGAACGCTTCTGATCGTTGGTGAGTAGTGCTGAGTAATCCATTATGCTGCTCCTAGTTAGCGTAGTAAGGTACTTTGACGGTTGTGCCTGCAACTTGCATTGTGATATATCCAGTAATCAAAGCAGGCGCGGCAATAGCACCGCCAGTTGCGGATGTGGCTGTATTGCCTGAAGCAAAGTTTATAGTTCCTGCACTCGTGATTGCAGTCATTGTAACCGATGATGAGTTTTGTATCTGTAACAAATCTGCCGTTTGAGAGGCTGCGCCTTTGACAAGTAAAGGAACAAATGCAGCAGTTGGTGGAGTCACGGCGACAGATACATTTGAAACTGACATTGAAATACGAGACGAAGAACCGCCAACTGCACGATAATCATTTGACGAGATTCCAACATTTGTAACAATTCTTCCACCGCTATCAATATTTGTTAATACCGTTCCAGCACTATTCTGCCACTCTTGTAAATTGGCAGTCTGAGATGCTGCGCCACGGATAATCTGACCGATATTTGTTGCAGAAGTAGCGGTAACTTCCATTTGTGCGCCATAGTTAGAAGTTCCACCAGTACGCATTTTTCCACTAGATGTTATATAAGTAACTCCAGTAATGAAATCCGATACGAATGCTCCATCTGACTGCACTCTAGCAATAGCAGTTCCGCCGCTATTTTGAAATTCAATTAAATTGCCTGGAGAAGTAGCGTTGGCTCTAATAATTAAACCTTTTGATGAAGCAGCACCGTTAATCTGTTGCACGCCACCTGTAAAAGTATTGGCAGTAGATAGCAATGGGATTGTGGTCCATTGAGTGTTGTAATTTGTGGAGTCTATTTTGGTTAGGGCTTGGCCTACTGTGCCGCCTGTTACTACTCCTGCGCCTGTGGCTCCTGTAGCGCCTGTTGCGCCTGTCGCACCCGTCGCACCCGTCGCGCCAGTATCGCCTTTGTTGCCAGCAGTACTAAATATCCAGTCGTTATGAGCTCCTGAGCCACCATACAAGTCAATATCGCAATAGATGGTGGCATCTAAATCAACGGAAGTGATAACACCTTCCATATAATTATTTATATTAGCTTGTGAGGCGATTCTTATTCTTTGTCCTGTTTCAAAGGCTCCAGAATAAGTGACAGCAAAAAAGTTTCCAGTAGATACGCCAATAGAACGAGCGCTTGTAGAAGTTACTCCAAGATATGAGCGACCTTCTATACCCTGTGGTCCTGTAGGCCCAGTCGGTCCAGTAGGGCCTTGTGGCCCTTGCGGTCCATCTGCTCCTAATTCAAGAGTGAGATTTTCTTCAATGATTTCAACTTGATTGACTATCTTTTGGATAGTTACATTATCTGTCATCTGGTGACCTCAGCACTCACAGTCTGAGTTCCTTGAATAAGTCGTGTAACGATTCCACCAGCTGAAGTAATCTCTAGATCATAGAAGTATGTGCCAGCAGCGATAGCAGCAGTCTGAAGAGCATCGGCATGGACTTGAATAGTCCCAGTAGCACCCGTGATTGTAATGCCATCGCCTGTAACCAAATCTAAAACTGGTGTAGTGCTGTCGGCTACTTCTCTCAACTGTAAGGCCGCTGTATAGCCAGTAAGGTTTATAGCAGTACCAGTAGAGTCCTTATAGACAGCAGTAAGGTACCAGTCAGCCCCTTGGTCGATTGTTCCGTTGTAGGCTTGTGCCATTATTTGCCTCCTAGCATAGGTATCTGAAAAAACTTAGAATCATTGTCAGCTGTTTTCTTAAACGAGACGTGGCAGTGATGTTGGTGCGGCGAGGTACCATTATACCGCCTCCAGCGCCATCCGAGACGAGGGCTAGCGATGCGCCCATCGAAAATGACGTAGGCGATACGATTGTCTTTTCTTGCAACGGTACGTATTTGATCCGCAAGGTAAGACATCTCCCCCTTATGTCCGAGGTCAGCGTCAATGTCGATGGCTCGTACCCAGCCTTCAGCATCAGGATTATGATCCGACTTGCGAGCAGAGTGTCGGGAATCGCCAATCCAACCATCCGATGCTCTGTCACGATCTGGGAATGAATCATCAATCTGCTCCCTTAATTGGATAGCTGCCTTACTAAGTCTTGGTTTCATGTCTGCTCCTTATAGGTACTTAATTGTCGGAGTGTAAGTCGGAGTGGTGACGGTTGTCGAGTATGAAGATGATGAGAAATTAGAAATACTAGATATTGTTTGAGAATAATTTGTGATAGTTGTGGAAGCCGAACTTGAACTTGAAAAAGCGACATCTGAATACACGACTGAATAAGAGCTTAAAGTATATGTGCCTAATTTTGTTCCATTTTTAGGAAGAGAACCTATAGAAAAACGATTACTCAAAAGATATGATTTTCCAGTAAGTGATATCGATTGTACTTTTTGACTTGTTATATCATAAGTATGTTGCCAAATCCGCGAAGCGCTGGAATCTAAATTGTTGATATATTGGTCACCTAAAATACTATAAAATATCTCATCATTTGTATCTATTTGGAAAGCTCCTATAGGGGATTGGATACCTGGATATTTAGTTGCACTTAATAAGTTTCCACTAGTATCAAATTTCAAAAACGTAGAATATGAAGTTGAACTGATATTCTGAGTTCCCACCCAAATATTTCCGTTTGAATCGATATCGATATACATTTCATAAGATGCCCAATAGGATTTTATTCCCTTTTGCCAAACTATAGAACCGCTTGAATCAAGTTTCACAATATATAATTCAGAAGAATCCCCTTGCGATGTTACATAACAGTTTCCAGATGAATCTGCTACTAACTGTTGCGCACCGACAGAACTTGATCCGATATTGGCAATTGACTTATTCCATATCACATTTCCATTATTATCATATTTAATAACATCAACTGTGTTCCAATATTGCAATGCTGCATAGATATTGCCAGAACTATCTAATGAAATAGATTGAATATTTTGTCTTGTTACGCCTGAACTCGATTGGCTTACAGCCCTATTTACAATTTTTTCCCATAAAACAGTTCCAGATGAGTTTATTTTTGCTATATATCCGTACTGAATATCAAAATTAGTTGCGTCATTTCCAACCGTTCCTGATATGTAGCAGTTATTAGACGAATCGACTTTTATACAATTTATCCATAGATTTTTAATATCAGTCAGTAATTTTTGCCAAACTATAGAACCGTCTAAATTGTATTTTATAATTTTTGCTGTGGAGTTAAAGGCAATAGTTGTAGAAGTTTCAGATGACCATATATAAGAATGATTGCTTGTAATCAATGGCAGAGAATAAGTTCCATTGTACTCAGTAGTCTGAATCCAATAATCCTTATTCACACCTAATCTCGGAGCTGATAGGGCTCCCATGCGACTCATTCTCACGAATAACTACCAAAGGACCCTAGGATTAAATAAGTAGGAGTCGAAGCAGTCTTAATGATATTAAACGTATAGATATCATGAGCACTTGCAGTACCAGCCGTAGGAGCTGAGCCGCCTGCCCATTTGACAGTCTTAGTAGTGCCATCAATCTTGACAGAGGTGCAGTAGTATGCAGTAGAGCCGTTATTGATAACTATCGCAGCTGTGACCGTATGACCTGTCTCTAAGGTGCTGGCTAGAGAAGTGGTGCTATCGCCTCTAAAGTTGAAACTGAAGTTAGCAGTAGCACTTGAATGATAGATAACCTGAGCGCCATTGAGATCAATGTCTATAGTGCCAGTAGCAGCAGAGGCCAAAAGCCCTGGCTCGTATTTAACCTCAACCGAATTGACCTTCTTAACGGCCAAGATTGTGGAATTGACAGTCATGCCAGAAGATGCAGAAGTGACATGGACTGGTGTGTTAGTTACTTGCGTCGCAATAGGCATTAGCCACCTGACTTATCTATGACTGTGTAATAAGGATTCATTGCAGAAGTAGAAAGAGTGACACGCCATGAGGTAGGCGTAATATGGTGAGTAATGCCCTCAACGACTAGATCATAATCCTGAGTCTGAGCAGTTGTACGAGATACGGTTATCTGGTCTTGAAGGTCAAGCTGTAGAAGGTCCCAATAAAGGCTCTGCTGGGCTCCTAAAGCCTGAAAGGATAGGGACTTGACTGAAGGGGTCGGAGTAGCCAACTTACGGCTTGAATAGACGGCTAGGTTAGTTGCAGCATATGAGTTAGCCACAGGAACGTAGACCGTATCGTCTGCAATATCGCCATCACCGTAATAGGCAGTAACTTGGTTTGTGGCCGTGGAGTTAAAGTTAGGATATTCAAAAGTGGCTTTGTTGATGTAATTGTTAGTGCCATCATCTGTGGTGATTGTGTCGTAAGTCAAGAAGTCGCTAGCAAGGCTATCCGAGAAGGCTAAGCGGGTTACTTTGTTGAACTTGTTAGCAATGGGTTCAAATATGAGGTTAGGTAGATTGCTTTCATAAATGCTGGTATCTGTTGCAGGATTTCCAGTATCTGCCGAGTTCAATCCCATTGTGGTCAAATAGAAGTCAATACCTTCACAGGCCGCAGCTTGCCTAATTGTTCCAATAGGAGTTCCATCGCCAAGTGTTGCCTGCATTTGAACATGCTTGATACTTGCTACACCGCCTGAGACATAGGCACCAGTTGCACCATTGGCAACAGTAAAACTTCCAGAGCCGACGGCAGTAATTACTTGATCCGTTAAATTGTAAGCAGAAGGATTGACTCCACCGATGGAGACAGTCTGACCCACAACATAATTTTTGGAGCAGGTATAAGTTACTGCTGTGCCAGTTCCATAAGCATTAGTAATTGAACCTACTAGGTTAGTCACAGGCGCAAAGAAAGATGGAGCATAAGCTAAGGCGTTAAACACTCTATCGTCTGTAGTCTCAGCATCTCGCTTATAAAATGATGGTGGGAAGTCTGAACTGCCTAAAAGGTCTAAACCGTCCGTAAATGTAAAAGTGCTAACTGGGCTTACACCTTGGTTGATAGTGACATTCTGCAAGAAGCCAAAGAATTGGGACCAGTAATAGCCATCAATCTTCATCAAGAAGAACATCATCTGGCCTTTTTTAATTGTAGATACTCCACCAGAGACATAGGGCGATGTGCCAGTAAAGTTTGGATCATAGATGCCAGACTCGTTATTGAGAGTAAGACTTAAAGTGCCTACAGAATATTCTTGATTTACAGAACTCCTACCACGAGAGACGGCAATTTGGTAGATGTCGCTCTCTGGCACTTGTGTGAATGGAGCACTTGACTCGAAGGCTACATAGATGCTCGGAGTATTGACTCCATCAAATATCGACATTAGACAATTCTCAATCCGAACTTCTTCTTTAGGCTAACTTCGACGCTAGCTTGTACGGCAGAGACGATGTCCTGCTCGGTGAGAATATTACCCTGAGGATATACATTAACGACAGTCGAATTAGGATTAGCCATAGAAGCGTTAGGCTTGATGAGATTGCCATATTTGATTGCATTAGCGCTATTGCCGTTTTCAATAGCCTGTAATGCTTTTAGGCGGTTGCCAGTATCTTTAGAGATATTAGGGTTAGCAAGGGCTGCGGCTATGCCAATGCGCTTTAGGTCAAACTTGGCTTTAGCCTTTTCTAATTGAATAGCGGCTAACTGCGCAGCTGTGAGTTTCTTGATTGCGGTCGTATTGGAGTTAGTGCTCTTAACAATTGGATTGTTCAGGTAAGAACCTGACTGAACTGGATTCTTGCCCTTGGCTACTTCAGCAATTCTACGTTCTTTGGCACCCATTTTTGCGAGGCTGCCTAAGGGACCGTAACTAATTACATCACCTAAAGTGCGAGCAACAGCGCTGAATATATTTTCACCACTTCCGCTGACTTTGAACTTATCGGTAAATAAAGCAACACCACGCAATGCGTCCGCTGTTGCTGTTGCGAACTTTTCCATGCTAGAAGTTAAATCATCAATAGTATGATCTTTAGACAATATCAACAGAGCGTCAACAATGCCTTTGCCAATAGTCTCTTTTACGTTGTTAGCGGCAATATTCAACTTATCTAATTGGCCTGCATAACTATTAGCCGCGCTGGTTGCTTGGCCTGCAAAGAGTTTAGTCAGTTTAGTTTGAATCTCTACAAAAGATGATGATGTCAGTTCAACCTTGCTAAGTCCTACGCCTAAACGGCCTAAAGATGCGTTATTGCCTAGATAAGCCTTCTGTAAGCCCTGAGATACGGCAGTTAAATCCTTGCCAGTTCCTGCGCTGATATCTAAAGCGAGATTAAGCAATTTCTGGGATTGAGTAATTGATCCAGTTGCGCGAAGCTGGCGGTCCATGGCTGGACGAAGTTCATCATCGATAACGCCTGTCTGCTTTTCCAGACGGCTAATCATGTCATTGATATAAATTGAAGTGTTGCCTGTTTCAAGGCCAAGATTCTTTAGAGTGATTCCAAGGGAACGAGAAGCGTTCTCATCTTCTGCAAAAGCCTTGACTGAAGCCTTGGCGTAATTGACAACTGCTCGTGCGCTGAAAGCCACTCCAAGAGTCTTGCCAAGATTCTTTACATTCTTAGTTAATTGAGCGATTGACTTATCGGCTTTGAGGAAGGCCTTGTTATCTAACTCAGAGCCAATCGTTATCTTTAAGTCTGCCATTATCGCTTCCTCGCCTTGAACTTCTCAGCTGCTGTAAATATTGCTTTAAGGACGGCAGCATTAGCCTTGCCCTTGTCTTCTTCCCATGCCCTGAAAATCAAGCGACCTTGGTCTTTATTCTTGCCCTTTAGTTCGCCGTTAAGACGTGGTGAGAAGTTGCCGCCTTCTGTCTTACGGCCAGCAGTCTCATAGATTGCTCCAGCTGCTGACTTGTTGTAAATAGCAGCAAGGGAACGAAAGCCCTTCTTGTTGACCTTAGATGGAGAAGTCTGGTAAGTAATACCACGCTTGACAATCTTTGCATCATAGGTCGGGAACTTGCCTAAAGAGTTAGGACGAGGAGCCCAGCCAGATAGCGGAGACTGTGCTGGTGCGTATCCTCTGGCTTGCTTGACTACTGGCTTTAAGAATCCAGCAATCTCTTTACGAGTCTCTTTAGCAAGGTCAGGAGTGAACTTATTAAGGGCTTTACGAAGTTTTAAGGCTCCTTGGATTTGTGTTGCCACCGTTAGCCTCCTTCGCTCTTTCCTTTAGTACCTTGATCATCATATTAAATAATGGCTCTTCTAAATCTATTAAGGCTTGTGGCGCAATTCCCGTCTCTACGCTCATAACCGCTACAAGGTAAAGAAAGGAATCGCGCCTCAGCTTAAAGGCTCATCGCCTGCGATTTCAACGCTTTCTAAAGTTTCAATGAACTCTGGTCCAAAAGGTTTGACTGTCTCACCTGAACGGCGAATACATTCCCACGCTAGCCAGAAGCCGTCAGTCTCCATTTCCTTCTCTCGAAGTCTGGCAAAAAAGCCTTCCTTGAAGTGAAGTTCAAAGGCCGCTTTCACGGCTGGAGTCACGTCATGCTCTGATACTACGTTACCTACTCTTGTTACTTTGAGTTTCATTGTTAGCCCTTTTCTTTAGATTAGAACGCTGTTGAAGAAGATGGAACAATCTTAGAATTACATGTGAATGTAATGTCGATAGTTGATTCATCTCCCACAGCGCCATTGATATCTGTTACGTTGTCAATGAGAACTGTAGTCGCATAAGTCTTGTTTGTCGCTGATACAGCTGTGCCCTTTTGCTGAATCATTGATACTGGAACAGTAGTTCCCCAGTTGTCTTGGATTGTCTGTAGGACAGACGCTGAGGCTGTGTCATTTAGGAATGAGACTGTGATGCTTGATGCTTCTAGTCCTGTTACAAACTTGTGTGAAGTATCGCCCATAGCCGTAACTTCAATCTGGTCAGCCTGGCGGTTGATTGTGACTGCTGTGACGTGGTCTGAGAGATCAACGCTATTGAGCTTGAACCCGACATTGTTATTTAGGAAAATAGCCATTGATTATTCCTCATCTTTCTTAGTTACTGGCTTAGGTGATTCTTTAATCTGACCAATCTTCTTCAAGAAGGCCAAATCCTCTGGTGTTAGCTCTGACAT